CGTGAGAGACGGCCTCGTATAGGGAGAGACACTTTCCAAAACGTCTCCAACTATTTTTCAAGATAAAAAATATTCTAAGAAACTTACAATAAAAAAGACCATGCACCTTGCGATACATGGTCCTTCTTAACTTTCTAAATTATAAGACGACGTTTACGTTTGAGTCGCCTTCAAAGATCTTCCTAAAGGTGTCAGCGTCTACCTTTCCAGTAGCAGCCAATCCTTTGTCCTTTTGGAATTTCTCAACGGACATCATGGTGAGTTCTCCAAGCCATCCATCCTTGTCGCCTACCACGTCGTTGTATCCTAGTTCCTCTAGGCGACGTTGAAGGTGGTGGATAGTTAGCGACTTGCGCTCATAGATATTCTTGTATACACATTTGGCTAGGTATACGTCATCTGCGTCACCATTACCGACAACATGATTTGCTGTAGGCTTAGCTACCACAGGGGTAGGCTCAACTACAGGAACAGGTTCAGGTTTAGGCTCCTCGACGACAACAGGCTTAGGTTCCTCAACCTCTACAGGTTCAGGAGCTGGTGCCGCAGGGATGTCAATGATAACCGCAGGGGCTTCATCAACTACCGCAGGGATATTATCTGTGTCTAAGTTTTCTTGGTCCATGGTTTTATTCTATCCGCATAGCTACACCGCTGACTTAGGAAAGTCGAGGATGAATTCATCAACCAGCGCCTGGCCCGCAGTGCCCTTGTATGAGTTTGGACCTAGACCCCATGAGCCCCAGTCCTCTCCTCCACGTGACATGTGGAACGTGATCTGCGCGTTTACGACTGGATCAAAGAGATCGGCATTCTTAGTAAGACCGAACTTGTCAAGCCGTGCAGGACCTAGATCTCCGATCATGTTGATCTGAAACAACCCGTATGAGTTATCTCCTGTATTTGCATTTTTGTTGTGAGCAACTGGGCGGCCACCGGATTCCTTTATAGCTATAGCCCAGGCAACCTTTAGTTGCTTGCCCTTGAAGCCAACCGCATCGAGAAGCTCGACGAGTTCGACCTTAGTCAAGGACTTGGCGCCCTTGTATTTAACCAGCGGATCTGTTACTACTGCCGGAGCAGCAATTAACGCATCAGCCGGTTTGTTGTTTGGTTCTTCTGCCGCATTGGCGCTCGCGGTTATTACCGCGAACATTCCAATTGATAGTGCCGTGATATAGGCCGCTGTCGACATTGCTAGTCCACGTATTGTGATTTGCAACGCTAGTTCGCCTCCTTAGGTTAGGGATGGGACAACCCAGCGAGTATCCGCTGAGCTTCTTGCTACCGCTATGCTTCTCAAGCTTGCGCCTGTCCTCTACCGCTTGCATAGGGCCGGAGATAAGAAGGGATGACAATGTCGGTCCTCCGTCTCTCCGTAGTTGGGCTGTTTGCCCGTAGGTATAACTATACCATAGCTAAGGTGAAACAGGCACCCGTAGGTGCCCATTTCTCCAAATTTAACTCTTTAAGGTGAGTAACGCCGTGGATACCGAGGTTAACCCTAGGGCTAGGACCAAAGTACCCTTCTCAGGGGAACTGAGTGCCACTAGAACGGCAAGTCCAGCGGAGCCAGCCGATACTACGGCAGCCCAGGCTAGCTCGCGTAAAACGAGTAGCAGGTTATTCATTACTTAGCCTTTCGGGTCTTACCCTTAAGTCTATCGGAGGTGTTGCGGATATCGGTGCCTGACTCCTGGATTAGCTTACGAGCTTTGCCGTATGTAATTCCTAGAGCTTGAGCTACCTCAACCACTGACTTACCTGAGGTGTAAAGTGATGCCGCCTGCGTAGGTGTCACCGTTGATGTTGCTGTTGTCATGGTCGTTCCTTTCGTTTGTTTGGTCTGTGCCAGTCAAAGTTATTTACTGGCTCGAGCTTACTGCTCAAGATTTGTTGGCCTTTTCAGGCTTAGGAGGTGTTTTTCCATGCTTGTTGCATAGTACCTTTCCATCCCAGGCTGACCTAGGCTTTATGTTGTTGTCACACTCGGTTCCGTAGTTAGCCGCATAGCACTCTAGCTTCTCGGTCTTTCTTAAGGCTGAGCTAAGAGCTACCAAGGCTCTCTTTGTAACGCTTGTCCTAACTAGAAACCCATCCTGCTGGTGACATGAACCGCATAGGTATTCGTTGCGCCGGTGGGACGGATCCCGAACAGCACTTGGACTACCACACCTATCACAGTGTTGTACGAAGCGTATATTCGCAGTTAACGTCTTATAGTCATTAGCACACATAAGCTTCTCATCAAGTTGGTAGACGAGTACGTTTGTGTCACCGCACGAGGAACAGGTGTCGTAGACATACCTCTGCTCACGCTGATTTGTACCTTGCGTCATTGGTCCTCCGTATTCGTCCTTAGGAAAAATATATTCCTTATTCCTCTTCTTGTAAACCCTCGGGTTTGTAGTCCTTTACGACACCTGCGTGCTGTGGTCCCCACTTGCGCTCGCTAGGATGAAGCCTCTCATCCTTTTCCCTACGCTTGTCGTCTAGCGACACCACGTTTGTCATTTCTTTGGCTTAACCACACCGAGAATAGGTTGAACCTTTACGGTGTCCTTCTTGTAGCGGTAAACCTTAAGTGCGATGCCAGCGACGGCTACCGCAATGATGAGGAAGATGCTGATATCAACGGCGATGACATCTCGCACGTAGATAGACAGAAAGTTGTCGCTAATATCTATGTTTAATAGCGGGTTGTACTCGTCCATTTGTCTCCTTATTTCTTTAAGATCGCGAACTCTCTGTTTGCGATTTCATCTAGCGCAGCCGCAAGAAGCATCGCTGGAAAGAATCCAAGGATACCCATGATGGTTGCACCTGCGAAGGTAAGCAGGCTTTCACCTGCGAAGAAAAACATTGCCGAGTAGATAAGCCATAAGGTTGCAACGAACTTCATTGCAACGGCGTACCTACGGAAGCGATAACCTCTGAAGTTATTTACTTTGATTTTCATGGAGAAGTTCCTTTCGTCGTTTTGTCCTTGGGATAATTATATCAGGAAGATCAGGAAGATTAGCTCTTGGTTCCCCAAGTCACCAGAGAGATTACCTTGTCCGCAAGAAATACGCTACGGCTATAAGTTTCAGCCCATGACTCAGCCTCTGCCTCTGATCGGCAATACTGGTAGATGGTTTCACCACTGCTAAGCTTATAGTAGTACTTAGTTTGATTTCCTGGGACGTTTGTCATTTTAGTACCTTTCGTCATTGTAAGGTTAATTATAACAGGAAGATCAGGAAAATAGGGCTCTAGCTCTACGACCCATTCCCTGGTGTTTCTCCTCTTGTTGACCTAGGATCTCATCCATGGCTCGGTTCATTGACTCGACGTCAAGCATGGCGTCCCAGTCCTCCGCGCGAACATCAAGTAGGAACTCCGCAGGAGCGATAGGCGCATCCTGTAGCTGCCATACCTTTGCCATTACCTTTACGCGATGGTGAATAACATCACGATTTGTGAATCCTTTGTGGTCCATGAGCACAAGCTCTAGAACATGAAACCCAGCCGCATCGAGGTTGAGTCTCTTTATGTCGGGATACTGGTTCAAGCCAAGTACCTCGGCAGTTTCAATTAACCTTTTCAGGTTGCGTGTATTTACTACCCTTATGTTTGTATTTGTCATAAGGTTAATTATATCAGGTTCTACCTGACGGAGAACCCACCCTTGCCCCTGAAACTTGGGATTTTTCTATGAGCTGGCGATTTAGCCTTGATCTTTCCGCCCATGAAGCCGGAAGGTGGCTTGATCAGCAACGCCGTAAGGGCGTGAACCAACGCGTCTACTCGGTCGGGGGACTTGCCCTCACCGGGAATCCATGCGCACATCTGGGACTCTAGGTCCCCAAGGTAGCCCACGTGGTGAACGCGGGTTTGCTCATAGGCAAGGGTTATTGGCTCAGCACGAAGTGCCTTACCGTACTTGGAGTGCACCTCAAGAACCTTTACCGTTGGGTCAATCGTGTTTATGGCGTTGCGAACAAGCGCACCACCTTGGTTAACCTCAGCCACAACAGGACAGCCCCACTTGCGAGCCATCTGAACTACTCGGTTTGCCCACACGTCGGGTGAGCCGTGAATTGACGCATCCTCAAGTACCCAGCTCTGACGCTTATAGAGATCTCGTTCACCGGTTGAAGCTACGACAACGATACCGCACTCGTCTCGTGGGTTTTCAGCTACGGAAGGATCTACACCGATACAGCGTAGCGGAGTTCCAATCGGGTACTGCATGTCACGTCCCTTATCAATAAGTTCCTGTGTCCACAGAGCTCCCTCAACGTCTGAGAGCATCTCTCCGTATAGTTCCTGGCTTGCTAGACGAGTACCTTCGTACACGCCCATGATTGCATCTAGGTAGGACTTAGAAAGGTTTCCGGTGTTGTCCATGGTTGATCCTCGTGTAATTACTACACGGCCTGTCTTCTCAGCTTCTGACATAAGCTGATAAAGAAGTGGAACACGCTTTGGAGTTGTGGTAACCATGATCTTTGGATTAGCTCCAAGACGAGTACCAACACGTAAGTTGTCAAACGCGGTCATACCTGCCGCATCAGGAGTTTGTCTCCAGGCTGCAACCTCGTCACCCCAGGCATGCGTAAATTGTGGACCACGGAGGGAGTCTGGCTCATCAGCTGTGAAACAAGTAGCTGTGTTTCCGTTTGGCCAGGTTAGTCTTCGCTTTGATGGTTCGTACAACGGACGCTCACTAGGAGGCGTCACGTTGATAATTCCAGATTCACCTTCAACGATAACGTCACGGACGTCAGCTGCAGTTCTAGCTACGAGTGCAAAACGCTTCTGTCCTTTGCTTGCGTCACGCGCTTCAGTTCTTACCCACTCGGCTGCCGTGCGAGTCTTACCGGCTCCGCGACCAGCCATGTAAAGCCAGATAGACCAATCACCCTCAGGCGCCTGCTGCTCAGGTCTTCCCCAGACCGACCAATCCCAAAGAAGTTGATCAGCATTGAATCCAGAAAGGACAGCTTGCTTCTCTTCCTCGGAGAGGAGAGCTAATTTTTCCATCATGCTTTTTGCCATGTGTACTATAGTACCTTATATAAGTAAAAGCTAGGTGGATAGGTACACCTAGCTCTTACCTAAAGGATGTCTCGACGTGATGGATTGGAGTACACCACGGAGACCCCCAGTTGAGAAATGAACGTAACTCACTGGTTAGTGCAAATAATATCACTTAGAAGCTAATATTGAAACTTCCTCATGTACCGCATCTACAACCTTTGCCCAGATGGCTGGAGTGTGGTCGAACGGCTGGTATCCACCAGCTCCTCCGATAAGTACTCTACCTTCAGCGTAGGAAGATGCTATTCTACCTACAGTTCGAGCTGCTAGGTCATATCCGTAGTAATCAAAGTTAAGCGTAGATAGCGGATCAGTGCGATGTGCATCAGCTCCGGTAGCTAGCAGAACTACGTCCGGCTTAATCTTGTCGGCAAGTGTTTCTATCTCGCCCATAACCTGCATGAATGTGTCATCGCCACTTGAAGGATCAAGTGCCCAGTTGTATATTCCCTGCTTTGGTGTGTGACCTTTTAGTCCCGTGCCAGGAAAGATCACTGAGTCGTGCATAGAGCACGTCACAAGATCAGGATCATTTGCCAAAAGGTTTTCAACGCCATCGCCATGATGAGCGTCCCAGTCAATGTACATAACCTTCATGCCATTTTTCTGAAACTCCTTTGCAGCCCAGGCCATGTCGTTAAACACGCAGAACCCAGAGCTGTGATCGTACTGAGCGTGGTGCTTAGCTCCTTGAGGATTAAAGCCAATGTTTAGCTCGCCCGCAAGCATCTTCTCTGTCAACCGAACTGTTCCGGTGAACATGTGAAGAGCAACCTTTCCAAGCTCAACCTGGTCTGGATACCACTCGCCTGAGTGTCCATCGTCAAGAACTCTAGAAACATAGGACTTGTCGTGAATCGACTCAACCCTAGCTCGATCGCCTTCTTGAATATCTGGTTTAACAATTACAAGTTCGTGATCATTAGACAGAAGCTGCGTTGCATACTTTGCACGCATTGGATTTGTAGGATGTGAATCGCTTGTCCTACCGCCTAGCTTCCAATCAAGATACACGTCATCATACGCTACATGTATCTTATTTTTCAAGTGGCACCTCATCTGACATAACTAAATAGTCAACGAAGTACTTGTTTAGCAATACCGCATCTGATCTTTTCTTGCGCATAAGATTTATGGCAGACCTAGACGTAAGTCCATCCTTCATCAGGACATGAGCCATAACCAAACTTGAACGATTGATTCCAGCCTGACAGCGAATTAGTACACGCCTTCCAGACTTCCAGGCGTTGTACGCAAACTCGGCAGCTCTCTCAACCGCATCAAAATCGATGTGACTGATCTCTGAATCATAGAAGCCATAGCGTACTTCCTCAACCAACCAGTCAACTGGATGTGCCCATGAGTAAAGCGTAACCACCGTATCAAATTCATCCTTTGTAATTACACGTGGTTTATAAGTGTCAACACCAGTTTCAATCGTGTCGTTATCATCCGTACCACCGAGCCATAGGCCTGGAAGGATCTCACTCCATAGGGGAAAGTCCCAGTCAATGTTATGAACTGGTGCGTATGAGGTTTCATCCTCTCTAATTTTCATTTATTCAGTGTCCTCTTCATCTTGCGTCATTATTTCCCAACATTTTGGGTGAGTACCAGACATCATCTGTTCTCTAAGTGCAATGTCCAAATCAGGCAACGCGTCTTGAATCAGCATTCCAAAGTTCCATTGAAGAAATCCAATTGAAGGAATCTCAACAAAGCCATCCTTTTTACAGATGCCGCATGTTGGTGTTCTTACTAGGTGCGTGCTGTCCTTTACGTCCATGATTTGTCCTTTCGTCACTTAATAGTACTATTATATCAGGTTTTCTAGCCCTTCTGAGACATGATTGTCACGTCTCCACCTGAGTAGGCGTCCCAACGAATTGAAACCTCGATAGCTCTACGCAGAAGTTTCTCAGCCTCGCCTGGATCTTTAGCCTTTTCAGCTCCAAGAACTCCAAGAGCACCAAGCGCGTACTTGCCACCTGACCCAGCTACATATAAACCGCGTTGACATCTCTCCCAAGAGTAATCCTCGGCAATGCTGTACAGATTTCCTTTTACAGCAACTATGAATACGTTGTCGTTGTACGCTACGTCTCCATCGTCCTTCATGTCGTATCCAGCTTTAACGAACATCTGTCGCATGCTTGGAATGAACGACTGAGTCACGTAGTGATCTGAGGTTCTGCCTTTGTACTTAGGAGCAGTCCAGCCGTATTGAAGTAAGTTAATTCCACGCACTGCACCGGCACCAGCAATTAGCGCTGGTCCATTCTTAAATGTTTTGCCTGTCACGATTTGCATCGTGAATCCGGACTCATCACTAGCTTGACTGTCTGCACCGATTGTGCACCAACCATCACCTTGAATGGCCGCAAGAGTAGTCATAGCAGTCTCCCAACTGATTCCTAAGCGCCTAGGACAACTGTATCCTAAGCGCCCAGGCTACGTCTTATATTAGGTCCAAGACACCTATTGGGCAGGTTACGTTTGATGATTCAACCTTACCTGTCGCGTGATTGACCCTGGCAAATCTTCCCATTGGAGAATCCAGGCGAACCACAACCTTCGTGCGATTCTTTGAGATGATGGTGGCGGTTTGACCTACCATGTACCTAGTACCTGTTTGGTCATTAAACTTGACCTTGTCACCAATGTTATAGTCGGCAATTGTAAGTGCCTTACGAACTGCCTTTGTGCGTTGGGCAACTGCCTCATTGATCTTCCCTAGGGAAGAGTCATAGGCGCCAGATGATATATCTGCTAAAAGTGTTTCGATACTCATAGTACCTTCCTTTCGTCGTTAGGTACTATTATATCAGGTTTAAGAGTCAACCTCTGCTCTAAAATACTGGATTCCCTCTTCTTTTTGAGATTCATCCTGTGCCCAAGGTAAACGGGTACGGTTTAGATCTCCTAAGCTGTTGGCAAACAGAACCGCGGTCTTCTTTGCCGCGCCTAACGAGGTGTGGGCCGCATGGCGGGTTTCACCTGAGGCTACGTCCTTTACAGTCACGAGCCAGGCTGCCTGTGGCGCCTTGTTCTTTAATAGCGTTGCTAGTATAGTCATTGACTTACTCTCTTTCTACTTTGATTGTGTATTTATGATTGCAGAGCTCACATGTTACCTCTTGATTGATATTTCCCCAATCATCAGTAGCTAAATCTTCATCCCACACGCTTGAGCAAGGTTGTCCACCATCGCAGTCATAGCATCGTTCTTTGCACACGATCTCTAGAGTTACTCCCTCAGAATAGATTCCTGAGCCCATCATTGATCCTGCGTAGTAGCTCATTAGTTTTTTACCAGCAAGTTCATGTCACGCTTAATTTGTGCGTAGATGTTTGCACAGTCATAGCAGTACGTATCAGGAGTTACCTCAAGTACTACCGCGTCAATTCCGGAGTACACTAGCTCTGTGCTTTCACAGTTATATGTTTTACAGGTTTTCATTTGTATCCTTCCGTCGTTTGGATAATTATATCAGGCAGGGCGCCTACTTCTCCTTAGGCGCCATACCCGAGTACTAACTTACTTTGTCTTTGGGAACTTTTTCATTCCCTTACGAATTTGACTCATTGTTCGTGAGGCTTCCTTCGTAGAAGCTACCTGCATCTTCTCACCTGTTGAGGTGTTGAACACTAGGTAGTGTGAGCTATTCACCGCACGTAATACTGCAAGTGTTTTACGCTTGCGGAAGTACGCCGGTGTGTAACCGTTTGGTAGCTTAACTCCACGTGACAAAGGGGGAAGAGTTTCTACTCGAGTCCCTGGCTTTGTCCGCGCAGGTTTGGCTACGGGCTTGGCAGTCTTTGTTGCCATGCTCGTCCTTTCGTCATTGCTGGCGGTTGCCAACTCTTTAATTATATTAGGTGGTTGAAGTTCTGTACAATTGATTAGTTGTAGGCAAAGTCATTGCAGGGAGGAAGGGCATGGCTGCGCCATTCATGCAAGACTCGATCAAGAGTAGGCTTTGCCTCAGGATTTCTTTCCCCAAGAAGAGTTAAGAGTGTGATGTCGATTAAAGTATCAACGTCACTCTTCCTGTGCTCTTCCTCATTTAGAGAGCAGTGCTCGCAATTCAAGACAGAACCTTAAAGTTAGGGTGCATTGCTTCCTTGACCAAGGATACTACGTCTCTGGAGTTTCCTCCAATGTGATACTCGCAGACCTCATCCATTCCTGGAGTTCCAAGCTCATAGCGCTTCCAGTCATAGATCGTCGCGATCTCATCATTTACAAATTGAATTATCCACTCAAGGGTGACCTTATCGGTACCTTCCTCAAAACGAATTGGTTCACCGAAGGTGTCTATCAGGTCGCGTTGGGTTGCGACAACATAACCTTGAAGTGATGTGCCTGCTGAGTTAATGTCATGACTTGCGTAGAATTCCATCTTGATTCCTTTCGTCGTTGGTTTAATTATATCAGGAAGTGTACGCTGATAGAACCTGATCCCAGGCTTGATCCTTAATAGTTTTTTGAAGGATCTTATTTCCCTCAAGTGAGACGAGGACAAGTTGTAGCTCTTCCTCAGTGACCTTAATAACGTAATCCATAATTTCTCCCTTTGTTAGGGGTTAATTATATCAGGACTTTGGAGTATCTAGCTCCAGCTCAATAAATTCCTTTGCCCACTGGGTAAGCCCAGCCTCGTGACGCATCTTGTGATGGCCGCACATGAACAGCTCACCGGAATCTCCAACGATCTTCCAGGTTGCACGGGCAACGCGGCATGAGTCACACTGAATCCACTCGGTAAACGATGGATCCTTTACTTCTACCTGCTCCTTGACACCAGTTTCCATGAGCTAATCTTACTCCTCTTCTTCGCCGGTGTCTTCATCAAATAGCTCCGGCCGCAATGAATCGTAAAGATCTCCACGGTAAGAGTTAGATCCGAAGCTGATATCTTCATTCATAAGTTTATTTAATGAAAGAACTGCCGTGTTTCCTTCTCCAGGAAACATAACTACTAGTTTAATATCTCCTTCGTTTGGATCATCGACCAACGCCACGTGGAATCCAGTTCCAGATATTCCATTGCGATGATAGTCTGAATCTACTATCTGTAATAGGTCAGGATCAAACTTCATGATGTCTTCCTCTCTGGTCGCCTGTCACTTATCTCAATCGTGGATATATCGTATCCTTTTTTCTTAAGCCATGCCTTTGCAGTGTCCGTGTCCATAAATTGACCCAGCCACTTGTCTCCATCAAACGCATTTACAAGATCATATAGGCTACTCATTTAAGAACCTGTTCTTATCTATGATCCTTTGATACGCCCTGCTTTTTCCATTGGTTGAAAGATAGCCGTATCTAACAAGTCTAAAGTGTATTGCTCCATGGGTCACGCCTAAGCGCTTTGCCAACCGATACAACGGCACACCCTCAACGGTATGTGCGTAGTTTAACAGACGGGTATATTCCTCGGCAGCTTCTCGTCCTGCGGGACTAAATGACCTGACCTTCTCGGCAATTGGCTTCAGCTCAAGAAGACGAGCT